AGCTAACAAAAACAGAGTGTCTGTATATAGCAGCTAAGTTCAACGATGAAGCGAGAGCAAAACTTGTTATTCGGTGGGAAGAACTGGAAAGAGCTAACAGCATGGGAAACTTTAACGTTCCTAAATCATTCCGTGAAGCCTTGTTGCTTGCAGCCGAACAACAAGGGGTCATTGAAAATCAGCAAAAACAGATCGAGGAAAAGAACGCAAAGATAGAGGCTGACAAACCGAAAGTTCTGTTTAGCGAAGCGGTTGAAGCGTCTAAGAAGTCTATTCTTATCCGTGAACTGGCGAAGATAATAACTCAAAATGGATATCAGATCGGAGAAAAGCAACTGTATGAACGCCTCAGAAAAGCGGGTTATCTTTGCAGCGTAGGAGAGTCACGCAATCAGCCGTCTCAAGCATACATGAACATGGGTCTGTTTGAGATTAAGAAACGGGTGATAGTAACTGGTGAGGAATCTAAGGTTTGTACAACTACGGTTTTAACTCCGAAAGGAGTAAGGTATTTTGTTAATAAGTTTTTAGGCAAGAAGTAAATAAAATGGCAGGGTAACACCTGCCTATAAAAACGAATATTATGACACATTGTTTTGATGATAAAATAGCAAAGGAACTGGGTATAGAAGCTGCATGTGTCTTGCACAATTTCGCGTTTTGGATAAACAAGAATATAGCAGATAACCGCAATTATTTTGAAGGTAGATACTGGACTTATAACACAAGGGAGGCGTTATCTAAACTATTCCCATATATGAACTCTTTGAAGGTATATAGAGTTATCGGAAAGTTGGAAGAAGAAGGATATATATTAAAGAGAAATTTTAATAAATCACGTATGGATCGAACGACGTGGTATGCGCTTACAGAAAAGTGTATTAACATGTTAGTTTCATGTGGTTATACGATAATAGGATACTCTGATACGAATTATCAAAAATGCAAAATGCAAGTTGAAAATGTGCAAAATGCAAGTTGCATGAATGAACAGACTATACCAGATAGTATATATACAGATAGTAATACTAAATTGACTAACGTCAATTATAGTATAGCCACGCGCGAAGAAACGGATTTATTCGAAGTTGAATCAAACAATGATCCTCTACCATCTGAAGTATTTGGATTCACCGCTAAAGGACTTGACGTAACAAAGAAAACAATCGAAAGGACAGATAGTCTATTTACTCAGCTAACATTTCCTTTCGAGTCCGAGGACTTTAAACGCTTATTCTACGTTCTAATGACTCAACCGAAATGGCGTGTAAAGACAAAGACTCTAACAGCTATGCAAGCTAACTTAAACGAGATAGCGCAGTTTGAAGAAGAATTTGCTAAAAGCCTTATTCAACAAAGCATATCGAAAGGTTGGGCATCGCTGGTGTACGAGTCAACTCCTAAACAATATCTGCAATGGCTGAGAGAGAAAACGGGAGCTACTAACCAATATCAGCAAAACAACTCTCAGCAGTATAAGACAAAGCAGTATTTTGCTAATGACGAGCATAGGGAAATATACGAGAGATACCTAACAGAGACGTTTGATTAACGAGAATGGCATTTGCTTTGCGAATTTAAGACTTTCATAATAAAAACGAGTAATCTAACATGGAAATAGAGAAATATCAAAATAGAGGCGGAAAAGTGGCTTTATCGAGTGGCATACTTCCGTCATTCGTAGAGAGAAATAGAGAATTAATACAGTCTAATAAAATAAAGCAGCTTTCTAAGGTAGATCAGCGCATATTTGTAGAATCTACCAAACGTTTAATTTCCGAAGAAGAAAGCGAAGAAAAGAAAATAGAGTATTTAGGCATTATATTTATAGGGGTGTGTTCTGATTTTGGTCTGAATGCACCGGAACGTAGTGCAGTTAAAAGCGTATTTTCTTCTATTTTTGACGTTATTGATTTGTATTTTGACGATCTTTCATTCGCTGAAGTTAAGCTTGCTTGGCGGTTGCTTGCTGTCGGTGAACTTGACAACTACCTACCCAAAGATCGCTACGGGAATCCGGATAAAAACCACTACGGTAGCTTAAATGTCGATTACGTAACGAAGGTATTGAAAGCATACCGAAAGCGTAAAGCGGACATGATGTCAAAAACTACTGCGCTATTGCCTGATAAGCCGAAAGCGACTCCGGAACAAGAAAGAGCGTTTTTAAACGTACAGGCTAACAACTTTATTTTCGCTATTATGAAGTATAAATATAGCGGTCGCTTTAAGGCTGAATCTGATAGGCTTATAAGCGAGTCAACGTTCAAGTATATGGAACGGTTGGGGTACGACATGGATACTATACCGACATACGAGGATAAGAAGTTAGCTTTAGCGCAATTTAAAGGAAGACCGATAAATAGCTTTGCACAAGTGTTTGAAAAGGAATGTTTAGCGACTGTTGGCATTGAACATGAAGCCGTTTATTTTCGGGCTTTAATGATAGCAAAGAAACGTTTGTTATTCCGGTACTGGGACGAAATGCTGATAGAGGAAGATAGCATAAAAGATTTGTATTACTATAAACATTAAAAACATGGAAATTAATATTTTAGTTGGAATTGACCCCGGTGTATCAGCCGGGGGGATAGCAATTTATAAACCGGGTAGTCCGCTTGTTACGGTTAAAATGCCGGAAGACCCTTTGGATATATACAGGCTATTCAAAAAGATTAAGCGTTCCGGTAGCCCGATGATTGTTGTTGAAAGACTTTCAATTAGAGGCGACGATACAGGAGGCAAGCAATATCGCATAGTTACCATGCTTGAAAACTACAACAACCTTGTATGCTGTGCGAAAGTCCTCGAAATACCTTTAGTGCTCGTTACTCCGATGACGTGGCAAACAGGTTTAGGTCTGAGGGCGAAGGGGGCGAAAGAGGATAAGTCGCTGAGAAAAGAGAAATATTTCCAGTTTGCGACACATTCCTTCCCGACTGGCAACGTCTTTAAGTGGAATGGCGATGCGGTTTGCATACTTCGCTTTACTCAGCTGATGATAGCTAACAAGCCTAAGTGGATATCGGAGCATTTAGCCAACAATTCAGATTGCGTGTTTTCCTTTGATTTAACGAACGATTCCATTGGATATGATATATTACTCAGAGATGAAGGGAAAATTGAATAGCGGTCAAGTAAATAGCGAAATAAGCGATGTTTTGATTCAAGCTGTCATAAGGATGCGAGGGAAGCAAAAGAGGTTTGAGCGATTCGGTGAAAAGTACAGGGAAGAGAAAGAGGCCGAGGAAAAGAAAGTAGATGATATAATTTCTAAGCTGACGGACACGCAAACAAGTTTATTTTGATTTATTAACCATTTGTCTATTGCTATATTCGATTTAGTACGTATATTTGCAGTGTAAAATTATTTTTTATAAAAATTAGAACCTCACGATGTATAGGAAATCGTTTTTTATGTTATGGATAAAACAAATTTCGATAATTGTTATTCGTATTTTAAATTCCTTGAATTTAATAGTTTGCTAAAAGGTGATAATACGAGTGAAACATCTGACATTGAATCTTTTAATTTAGTTAAAAAGTTTAGAAGAGATTTATATTGTAAGTCTGATTTTGAAAGAATTATGAATATACAATATAACATTTTAATGGAACTTTATAAAGTTGATGTAATCCCAATTACAGATCGAATTGATAATTTTGATTTTTTTATTTCAGAATCTTTAAGTGGAAATTGTTTTTGTAACATAAGGCTAATTCTAATTTCTGATGATGGAAAAGAAATAAAAGATATGCTGTTTGATGAAAAATGCACAACCAATGTGTTATATAATTTGTATGGAACGGTAAATAAAGAATATCATAATGTGATAGATTCGCGATTGGCTTTATGCAATATGATAGGAATGGGTGAATATAAAAGTGATGCTTCAAGCGTTCTTTGTAGCTTATTGGAGGCACATAATAATAACAATAGGAGGAGATACACATATGTTATGTCTGATAATTCAGGATTATATAAAATAGGAAGAAGTTTAAACCCGGAAGATAGGTGTAGGATAATATCTAACATAAACCCTACTGTTAAATTAGAGTTTTATATAGAGGGTGATAGGGAACTTGAGTTGCATAGACATTTTAGTTCTAAGAGAAAAAAGGGTGAATGGTTTGAATTAACAAAAACAGATTTAAAATATATAAGGAATTACAATAACATAAGGAAGTTATAAAACAAATGTTAAATAACTGGTATTTCGGAAAGATTTACCCGTTTTTATTTGCGTATAATTAAAGTTTTGCTTTAATTTGCAATATCAAAATTAATCATAGTAGTAACGATTTAAAAACTTATTAAAGTATGAATACTAATGAAATGACAGTTGAAGATGTAATTAAATCACAGGAGTTTGAAGGTGAATTAACAAATCAGCTTAGTACTATGCGTTTAGATGTTGAACGAGCTAAAAACAAAATTCTGAGAAATGGAGGATTGACGAAGCGGATTATGTTAGATCGCATTGACGATATGACTGTTTCGGACATTATCGAAGAGTTTGAAAAAATTCTGCTGAGAAAGAGCGATCTCCCTGCTGCTGTGCGTGGCTTTATTTCTTCTTTGTGTGGTAGTGTATTTGCTAAGGTATTTTCTAAAATGAAACAAAATGAAGCAAAACAGGATAACAATATCGGGAAAGGTAACGAGTAACGGACAGTTGCAAATGTACATGGGTGAGCTAAACGAGTTTGCGAAACTGCACAAGGGAAAGAATATCATAGCAAGTTTTAGCGTTTACGAGCCTACGCAGTCGGTCGCAATGAAAGCATATTACTACAAAGTGGTAGTTCCACAGTTTCAAAAAGGAATGTACGACAATGGTGATAGATGGAGCGAAAAAGACACAGAGTTGTATATGCGGAACTTATGTCCGGTAACAATGGGTGAGGTTGTGGATATTGAAACGGGTGAGTATCGGAGTGACCCGATAAGTATCAACGACTTATCAAATAGTGAGTTTGTAGAATATATTGATTTTTTAAAACAGTTTGCAGCCGAAGAACTGGGAGTGTTCATAGAGGATGCAACAAAATACGTAAAGAAATGAAAGAAGTTAGAGTAGAAGATTGCGAAATGACATTGAGAGAAAAATTCGATTTGATGTGCGAGGCTCTTTCGGTGTCACCGGATGCTATTTTAAGCCGGGAGATTACGAGAGATATTTCAATTAGACGAAACTGTATTATCCATCAATTGTACGATTATCGTTTAGACGGTTTGCCGGAGCTATTAGATAGGACGAGGGCTTTAATAGTGATAGCGCACCGCAAATTTCAAAACCAATTAGAGGTTAACGATCCGTTGGCAGTTGAATACAAGCGATTGATTGATGAACGGTTGGAGCGTTATTTGAATGGCGAAGAAGAATAACAAAAATTTAGTCCTCGTTCACTGTACAGATTGCCAATTTGGATCAGATTACCACAATCTGATATGCTATTGCAGCAAAAGAAAACAAAAGTTATGCAGTTGCCCGAATATCGGAAGGGTATGCGAACATTATAAACCTAAAAACAAGTATTAATATGTTGTACGACAATTTTGAATTAAAGAGAGTGAAATTTATCCCAAACGGTTTGGAGGTAGATTACAATGACTGTATGAATGTTGACGGTGAAACTGTTAAGACGTTTCATAAAGTGAAGAATCCGGAGTATCCTCACCCCGATTTACAGAATGAAGCCGGAAAATTGAGAGGGTATATAGTCCGGCTTATGGGTCTGATGAATTTTGCAAACATTACTTATTTGTCCGATCTTTCAAAACAAGATAAGGAGTTAGATAAGCAGTTTCAAGATTTCTTTGAAATACAGTCTACTCGAATAATGATTAGGGAGATTGTGAGAGATGAAGAAAAGAATACCGTTATCATTAAATACGAGTTTTCCGGTACGGACTTGTCGCTGTTTAAAATGCAGACTCCTAAGATCGATTTGAATGGTGAATATCTTAAATTTGAGATTGAAATGGACTCAAATTTAGAGTATATGAAGCACGAAATATTTGATTATCTGTTTAAAGGTAAGCGTGCGCAACTTTCAATGTTCGGTGAGATAGCGGAAGCCGATGACATAAAAGACGCTGAGGACGATTCGGAAGGTGATTCCTTTTTTGACGAAGAAACTGAAAGCAATGTATCTGCTGAGTAGTCCGGAAGAAATAGAATATTGCTTAAGTAGGGGATATAATCCCCTGCTTTTCAATCGACATTTCGACATAGAGCCTAAGGCGAGGTATCAGTATTTGAAAAGTATATTCGGTGACGGTCACGATCAGAGGGCAAACGAGCGATTTTTCCGGTACATGTGGGAGATTAATCCTCACTATTGCGAAGAATGCTTGAAACCGTTGAAAGGGTACTCAGCCGTTTATATTTCGCATATTTGCACTCGAGGAGCATTCCCCATGTTAGCGCACGATCCTCGAAATATCAACATACTTTGCTTTGAACATCATAATCAATGGGAACACGCTAACACCCGGAAGGGAATGCGTATCTATCAAGAAAATTTAGAGAAAATAAAAGTCCTCAAAAGGGATAGTTTAAAATTACAAAAGTAGTATCATGGGAAAATTAGTAGAATTTACTGGAGTAGACGGACAAAAGGTATTAATAAATAGGGACAAAGTAGTATCTTTGGAGGCTTGTAACGATTCGACTAAGATTTTCACAGGGTCTGGCGAATATGATTATTTGCGTGTTGCTGAGAATTTCAAAACGGTATCACGAAAAATAGACGATGAAATTCGTGTAAGTTTTATAGATATAGCTATCTTTGTGCTATTCTTAGTATTCATCTTTTTAAAATTAATGCAATGAACTTAAACAAAATTCAGTTGATCGGTCGGGTGTGCAATGACCCGCAAGTAAAAACGTTTGATAATGGAGGTAAAATTTGCAACGTGTCTATCGCTACAAACGAGCGTGCATATAAAACGAGTAGCGGTGTTGAAGTGCCGGAACGCACGGACTTTCACAACGTGGTATTCAAAGGAGGCTTGGCAGGTGTATGCGAGCAATATGTTACTAAAGGTATAGAGTTATATGTAGAGGGCACTTTGCATTATCGGAAGTACACAGACTCGAATAACGTAGAAAAGACTATTGCGGAAATTTTTGTTTCTAACATGCAGATGGGAGCGAAGCCTGGAGGCAATAGCGGTCAGCGGGCGGAATCTGCCGGAAGTGGGGGTCATCCGCCAGTACAACCGACACCGCCACCATCACGAGCCTTAAAAGAACAGCAATTTGCAGATGATTTGCCATTCTAAAAACGGGGGGGATACTCTAAAACAGGGTATCCCTTTTTGTGTTAAATAAGTGTTAAAGATTAAATTTATAATTAGAATATTAAAGTTTTGCTTTATATTTGCAGTGTCAAAAGGAAACAAAGTAGTAACAATTAAAAATTAACCAATATGACAACTTACATTTATAAAGGAGAAAAGATCAGTCATTCAAAGTTATTAATGCTTTTGCGTTCTGCACACGTTTTTGGCGGAAACAAGCTATCACATTACGAGGCTTTAGTTAAAGCGGCTGAGAATGGGAACGAGCGTGCAACAAATATCCTTAGAGATTTAGAAGTAAAGTAATAACAATTAAATAGTAGAATTATGGAAAAAAGAAGAATGCCCGGAGAGTTTAAGATTGCGGTTAGTAGACTAAACGAAAGTACTGGGCTATACGAAAGCGGTGTAAGTATTGCAACTGGTTTTATGTACCAAATAGGTGCTTATCAGTATTTCCTACACTGGGACAACCTATTTAAACGAGTATATATATCAGAGGCAAGTACTGGTTTTAGAGTGAGAGTCGTTGTGAAATTGAATGGTGAGACCCCTAAACAGTGTCATGATAGAGCAATCGAGGAAATGAAGGACTTTAGCCCGTCTTTGGGTAACTGGGAAAAAGCTAAATCAATGATGAAGAAAGCCGGAATACCTTACCCGTTGAACGAATGGATAACTAACTTAAAAGATATAAATTCAAATGAAGAAATCAAGAAAGATTAATCGACTTAAAAGTCGTTTTGTTCCGGTTAAATTTAGCTTAAAGGAGCAAAGACAGTTTACCGAAATTATTAACAAAGATAGGAAGCTGGTTAAAGATAGAGCTAAAAATGAACTTTTAAAAATAGATCGTATAATGCTTCGGGCTGATTTATATTGTACAGGTTTGGGTGAGCTTGTTTTTTCTGAGAGTGAAATGGAGGCGTTTAGCAGGTTTGAGAAAGTAAAAATGGAGTTTTATCATGGAAAGTAAATTGAATCAATTAGAAGTTCTTATTTTGCAGGAAGAAGAAGCATACAAGGACATGCAAGCAGCAAAGAAAAGACATTCCGCATGTTTACAAGAATTGTTGGAATTCGAAAGCAAAGCTAATTTAGGAACCATTAGATATTGCGGAAACTGTGTATATCTTCCAAATAAGAAAAGAGCAGGAAAGTATAAATGCTCGTTGACTGGAAAGAAAAAAGATTATTGCAGTGAGGGATGTGAAAAATATAGTGAATTACCATTTTAAAAATAGAAAAATATGAATAATTTGATTAAAGTTAGCGAAACTATAAACGCAAAAGAAACTATGAGTTCTTTGCAGATAGCAGAGCTCACAGGCAAACAACATTCAAATGTTATGAGAGATATTCGCAATATCCTTGAACAATTGGAAGATAGACGACAATTCAATTTTGAATTATCATCAAGGCCCCAACCTATGCCAAACGGTGGAAGTAAAGAAGTGTCTTGTTACATTCTCACCAAAAAGGATAGCCTACTTCTTGCAAGCGGATATGATGCAAATCTACGGGCTAAAATCATTAATCGTTGGGAAGAATTGGAGATGGAGAAGCGTTTCGGCAACTTCGTTATTCCGTCTACATTTAGCGAGGCTTTAATGTTAGCAGCTAAACAAGCGGAGGAAATAGAGGAGAAAAATAAATTGCTGTTAGAACAGACTCCAAAGGTTGAATTTTATAATGCTGTTACAGGTAGCGAGGACACTATTGATATGCGAACGGTTGCCACTGTGTTGAATATGGGAATAGGTCGGAATAAAATATTTGAAGTATTAAGAGATAAACGTGTTCTTGATCGTAAAAACATGCCTTATCAAAAGTATATAGATTTGGGATATTTTAGGACCGTTGAGGCTCAATATACAAAAAGTGATGGGACTAACTGCATTAATATAAAAACTGTAGTATTTCAAAAGGGATTAGATTTTATACGCAAAACATTAACTTTAAATAAATAAGATATGATTGATTTTAGCAAAAGCGTTATTAGCTTAACAAAAGAGTGTAAAGAACAGCATGAAAGAATGAAGGTAAAAGGTTTTCACGATAGAGATGTATCTTTGCCAGAGATATTTGGGCTTATCATTTCGGAGATGTGCGAGGCAATGGAGGCGGAGAGAAAAGGTAGGTTTGTAGAAAAAGGTGCTTACGATGTGGTTCTAAGCTGTGAGACTGATTTTGAAAGTGTATTTAAACAGAATATTAAAGATACTGTCAGCGATGAACTTGCAGATGTTTTCATTCGGTGTTTGGGCGCTACTGGTAAATATAACGAGGATAATAACGATATAGTACTATTTAAACACTGTATTGATGAACGGGTGAAAATTCTAAATAAAACTCCGAATACATTCGCTTATTACGTATATAATCTCGCATACTGGGTAACAAGTAATGAAAAAATATGCTGCAATTACTTTGCTACTATCATGGAGATATGTGCAGCAATAGCTATCATACATAACATTGATTTAGGCAAAGCAATTGAGGCTAAAATACGGTATAATGAAACGAGAGGCTACAAACATGGAAAGAAATATTAAGGAGGAATTAAAAGAACTTCAGGAAGGTGCGTTCTTTTTAGTAATATCGAACGGTGATGGTACGGTGTCCCCTCTGTCGATGGATAAAGAACAATTGCAAGTGTTAAAAGAACTTGCTAACATGTTATCAAAAGAAACACCGTTTGTAAGAAACATAGATGTTAAACTTAAAATAATAGATTAAAATGAATTTAGGGCAAATCAAAATTAACGCTATTTTAGCAGCTGATCCTGAGGGTATTCAAATAGACGGTAATCACTATCAAGGCGATTCTATTCCTTTATATCAGTTTCTCAATCAGAATAATGTTAATACAATGGACGGATATGCGATAAAATACGCATTCCGTCACAGACGAAAAAACAAAGAAAGAGATATTGCGAAAGCTATTCATACTCTACAATTGATTTTGAAAGACGAATACAACATGTATATGTTAGGCGGACAGTTGTACACGAAAGAGCAATATGATGAATTGATCAGTCAAGCGAAAAAAGAGGCGGAAGGAAAAGAAACTGAAACGACTGTGATACATACCGATATGGGGATAAGTATTGAATATGAGTCTAAAAAGGTGTCAAACAGGAATGTTTACGTTAGGAAAATACACGAAGTAAAAGCAGTTTATGTATCACGTGAAGGTAATTTTAAAAAAGAGATTGGCGACATTGGTTTGCACATTTACGGTTATAAATCAAACGAATGTGTGTATTTTAGAGATAGGGAAGAAAAAGAAGTGTGCGTACCCTACGGAAACTATGTTATGCTATCTGAGGGCGGTGTATACCATATTCTGCCTAAGGCTTATTTTGATGATATATATGAACCGAAACTTTGATTTTAATTATTGATACGTAGTGAATAGGCGTGTTGCAACTATTGCGACATGCCTATTCTTTTATATTCGAGTTAATATATATATATTTGCATAGGTAAACTGTTCATTTTTAGCAAAGTGAATCTATTTTTGTTTAAATATAATTATTAATGATATGGTTAAAGTAGGTAGTATGATTAAATCACAAGGAAAAATAAAGAGAACTGACGAACAATGGGAGGCTGACAAAGCACTTGAATCTGAATTGTTTCTCAAGGGCTATTCTTATCGCAGAATCAGAGATAAGATCAATGAACGCTACAAGGAGATGGGAATAGATATACAAATATCTTATCAGTCTGTGTATAACGACATTCAGAAATGTTTGGCTGAGTGGAAGCGGGAACAATTCACTAACATAGACCAGTATGTTACACAGGAAATTCAAGCACTCGACAATGTAGCGAGGGAGGCGTGGGAGGAATGGGAACGCTCTAAGCGTCCTAAATGCAAAACGAAATACAGGTTTAAAACGGCTGTCGAGGTGCAAAAGGAAACCACAACTGGTGACCCTTCGTTCTTGAATGTCATTCTTAACGTGCAGCAAAGAAAAGCACGCTTGTTAGGCTATGATAGTCCGTTGGTTGTTTCTATTGTAGGGGATAAAGAAAAAGAGAAACCAAAATACGACTTATCCAGTGTCCCGGAAGATGTTCTCGAAAAAATGGCAGACGCTTTGCAGAATGGAGGTAACAATGAAGATAAATAATATACCACCAGAAGAGATTGTAAAGCACGTTGCGAGAAACAAGTTTAAGAATTTTGCTAAATATGTGGATAATGGAATTATATTAAGCCAGTTTCATAAAACGTATTACGAAATTCTTGATATGTTTGCGCATGGAAAGATAAAGAAGTTGATTATCTCAGTACCACCGCAAACAGGAAAATCGGAAGGTAGTAGCCGTAAACTACCGGCCTTCATTTTAGGTTTGCGTCCAGACGATAAGATAGCAATAGGCTCTTATGCTGCAACACTTGCTGAGGGCTTTAATAAGGACGTACAGCGCATTTTAGACACTCCGGAGTATATTAGTTTGTTCCCTGGTACTCGAATAATGGGTGCTGAGAAAACGTCACGTTATGAAGCATATACTCGTAACAGCAAAATGACTGAGGTAATAGGCAGAAAAGGGTCGGTTACGGCTGTCGGACGTTCGGGAGGTTTGACGGGTAAATCTGTAAATGTTTCTATACTTGACGACGTGTATAAGGATCACTTGGAGGCAAATTCTCCTATCATACGGGAAGCCGCTTGGAAGTGGTACACAACTGTTATCCGCAAACGACTCGATAATAACGGTCAAGAATTGATCGTATTTACACGATGGCATAAAGACGACTTGATAGGTCGTATAGAAAAGAAAGAGAAAGTTATCACGGTAACAAAATGGTCCGACCTTGATAATATACCTGATGGCGCATGGGTAAAGATAAACTTTCCTGCCTTGAAAGTGGGTGATCCGACAGAAATAGATCCACGCCAAGAAGGTGAGGCGTTGTGGGAAGAGAAACATAGCGCAAAGAAACTTCTTGCTGAGCGTGAACTTGACAAGGTGGAATTTGAGTGTTTGAATCAAGGGAATCCGGGAAGCGCAGAGGGACAGCTATACGGAAAGTTTAAAACGTGGTCTGATAAGTCAGATTTCGGTATATTTCTCGGTCGTGGTAACTATACCGATTGTGCAGATACAGGAACGGATAACCTTTGTAGCATATGCTATGATAAATACCGTTCAAAACAGCCAGTTTGGAGCGAGAAAGAAAAGGCATACAAGCATTTAATATTCTGCCTTGTAACCGATATAATATATACCACTGACCCGATAGAGGTCACACAGGTGACAGTGCCGGAGATGTTAAACAGAAACGAAACTGAGTATGCTAACATTGAAAGTAATAACGGAGGACGTTCATTTGCTGTTAATATATCGCCTAAAACAAAAACTGCGATACATTGGTTTTCTCAGCACAACAACAAAGAGGCGAGGATATTAACGCATGCTGCAAATGTTACGCAATCTATTGTTATGCCGTTCGGTTGGGAGTCTAAATTTCCACGTTTCTACGAGGATGTTGCGGGCTATCTGAGGGACTTTAAAGCGAACGCACATGATGATGCTCCAGATACATTAACTGGTATCGTAGAGAAAGAAGTTATGCCCGCTATCGAACCGAAACGGAGGGGAATCAAGCGTATAAATTAATAGAAAGCAAATTGTATCTATGTTTCAAAATAATATAGGTACATTTGCATTGTTAATTAATTGTTTAACTAAAAATTAAGAAAATATGTTGTATTGTGATTGTCCGTTAGGAACGGCTTTACCGGATATCCCGGTTGTAACATGTCCGGAGAACTTCGGTCAGATTCAGAAAGTAGTATTTCAGAGATTGATGGGTAAAGCGGCTGAGAACTCAATAACTATTGCAGCCGCAAAAACTTTGGGTACTTGGACTGCTTTACTCGCTGCAAAAGACGCTACTAAAATGGTAGTTTCACCGTACATTGCTGAACCTACTGTTGAAGCGGGAGAGGCTTTGACGTATGGAGGCGGGAACGCAACACCCGGTGGCGTAGTTGAAATTTTGGGGTCTAATAGTACTCCGTTTACTGGTAAGTTCTTGAAAACTCCACAGGCAGTTATCAAGGTTTTGAAGCAATTTATGTGCGAAGTTACCGGAGGACTGGGAGTGTATTTGATTAACGGCAACGGTCAGATAGCAGCTATTAAAGACGGTGAAAACTATAAGCCAATTCCCGTTGAATCGCTGTTTGTAGGTGATCGCACTATCGGAGGTTTGGAAGCACCGGACACGAATGTAATTTCGTGGAGTTTCAAGCCTAATTGGTCGGATAACTTGGAGATTTTTAAACCGGACTTTAACCCTCTGACCCAGTTAGTCCCCGCACCGAGTGGAGTAGGTGGTTAACATGAATGCTAAAAAAACAATGGTTTCCCTCACTTGTAAAGAGTTGGGGGAAACTCGTTTATTTGAAGTTGAACATGCCGAACGTCTTTTATCAATGTTTCCCAAAGGAGGGTGGGAACTGACAGAGGACGAAGGCTATTATTTAAAACAGGATGGGAAAATCAGTCGAAGAAATACGGGAGATATTCAGAAAACCGATCAATCGGAAGTGGATACAGAAAGCGAGGGAACAGGAGGAACGAATAGCATTCCACGCAAGGGTAAAGGTTGACGATGTACGCACAAAGCCTGCTTTAGACTTTCTTAATCGTGTAAAGATGTGGATCGCACCGGACAAATACGAGATATTTAACTCTATGTTCCACTTTCCAGTAAAGACAAACGAAGTTACGAGCGAGATATTTGATAAATTGAGCCGTGTGTTTGATGGTCGGAATCCTGCATTTAACTACCAATTTACCGACTCAGAGGATCGTGATGACTGGGAGTATTACAGGCAGGAAGTACTGAAAGAACCGCATGTTTGGGCTACTGATGGTTGGGACAATTTCAAGGATAGAATTAACTCCGTTCTTGTGATTGATTTGCCGGAAGTGCAGCAGGGTGATAAGCCAGAGCCTTATTTCTATTTCATTGATATTGCCTCAGTAGTTAGCTACGAAACTACCAAAGAGGATAACAATGTCATGGCGTGGATAATGTTCAAGACGAATGATGAAAAGATGATTCAGATTGATGATGTTTTTTACAGACGTTTTAAAGTGGAAAAGAACAATTCACTTACATTAGAGGTTGAAAGTACGCACGATTTAGGTTATTGTCCGTCAAGGTTCTTTTGGTCTGACTCTATATCATTGCAAGAACCGGATATAAAGAAAAGCCCGCTTACCAAAGTCCTTGATTCGCTTGACTGGTATTTGTATCAATCAACGGCAAAGAAACATCTTGATTTGTACGGTGCTTATCCGATATATTCCGGATATGAACAGGATTGCGATTATATTGCGAACGGAGGTAAAGAGAGATGTAACGGACATGGATTTTTAATCGGTGATACAGGTGAGTATATCTCAGATATGGATGGTCAACCTATGAAGTGTCCCGTATGTTCGTCAAAGCGGCTGAGCGGTGCAGGTTCTTATGTAGAAATACCCGTTCCAACTGAGTTGCAACCGGACTTATCAGACCCGATAAAGATTATTTCTGCCGATGTATCCGCTTTGCAGTACAATGTGTTTGAGGAAGAACGTTTAAAGAAGAACATTATTACCTCTGTGACAGGTGTAGGCGGTGAAGTTCAGAAAGAAACAGCCGTAAACGAAAAACAGGTACAGGCTTCATTTGAGAGTCAAACGACAATTCTAAACCGGATTAAACGAGGCTTTGAGGAAGCACAATGCTTTGTAGACGCAACTGTTTGCCGACTGAGATACGGGAATACTTTCGTTTCATGTTCGATTAACTACGGGACTGAGTTTTACATCTATACACCGGAACAACTTGCAGAGAGGTATAAAGTACTCAAAGAATCGGGAGCGAGCGAAAGCGAGTTAGACGCTATGCGTACACAGATAATCGAAACAGAGTACAGGCATGACCCAATACAAATGCAAAGGTTATTAATCTTGAAAGAGATTGAGCCTTATTCTCACTTAACGAGGGAAGAAGCAATTAATTTGTATAAAGAAAACGTTATAAGTGAGGAAGATTTGCGGATAAAACTAAACTTGCCTACATTTGTGCGTAGATTTGAAAGAGAGAATATGAATATTATAGAGTTTGGCTCTAATATTGATTACTCTAATAAGATAAACAAAATTTTAGAAACATTAAAACGTTATGCAAATGAACAGACCACTTTACCCGGAGCATCCGCTTGATAAGGTGACAGCAGAAAATTATCTGTGTCCGGAAAATGAAAAAGGTCGCTATCACGTGATTCAAGAAAGGTTACAGTTTGACCCGAATACTGGTGCGAGGGTATTTTCACCAGTATTGCAGAAATACAGACCTTTAACATTTGAAATGATAGTTTACCCGTATTTGAGTCGAGGAGGCTACGATATTAGAATTGTGCACGATCCTCGAAAGTATGCAAAGGATATGCAGGAATATTCAGAACAGGTTAAAAAAGCAAAGCAAGAACGGGCTTTAGAGGAGCTGAGAGAAAAGATTAGAGAGGAAGAAAGACAAAGGGTTCTTGCTGAGTTGAAAAAGGAAGAAAAGAAAGGAGGTAAGTAATGTTAACGGTAGATATTCTAAGACAAAATAAAGCTCTTTCGGAGCTAACAGATGAACAGTTGAATGCTATTGCTACTCTTTCTCAGAATGACGAGGTACAGGTTGTTCAGACGAAAGTCAAAGAGGAACGTGCAAAAGCAACTTTATCACTGAGTCAAGCGTTCGGTATTGACGATGTTACAGACCTCACATTTGAAAATGCTGTGGAGTTCGGAAAGAACAAACTTTCTTCTGTCGATTCTGCTAAGTTTGAAAAGATTATTTCAGAACTTAAAACAGAACTTGAGGCCGAAAAAGCAAAGAAGGTAGGTGATAAGGATAACGAGAGAATAGCCGCTTTGCAGGCTGAGTTAAACGATACTAAGACGAAGTATTCGGAACTAACAAATCAGCTTACAGAGAAAGAAAAAGAGTTCTCAAACAAGCTATCCGATTATAAGATCACTTCCCATATTACACAGGCTTTAGGCAGCATGAAGTTTGGAAAGGGAGTTAATGACGCTATGTTGAATATTATCAAACAGCAAGCAGTTAACGATCTAAAAACTGAGTTTACTCCTACAATTGTCGAGAAAGACGGTAAGGAAAGCGTTATCTTTATGAAAGACGGTGTACCTTACAACAATCCTGCAAATGGTCTAAATCCTTATTCAGTTTCAGAGCTTTTAACAGAGAAATTAAAGCCGTTCGGTGTCCTCGATGAAGGTAGAACCGTGGGGGGTGCAGGAGGCAAAGGGGGCGGAAAAGGAACGCCAACCGCAATTGATCTGACAGGCTGTAAAACTAAGGTAGAGGCGCAGGAGGTTGCGCATAAATACCTTGCCGGAAAAGGGCTAACAGTGGGGTCGGAAGAGTACCAAACGGAACTCAATACAATTTGGCAAGAGAATGATATTCAAAACCTGCCGTTACAGTAAAAACAAAGGGGATACCCATATTTATAAACTTTAAAAACAGATTATTATGAGCTTAATTGCTACACGTACACAGGAAATGCGGTTGAGAAATCCGCAGGTAGACAGAAACATGAGCCGCCTCACCGAATGGGGTGCGCTTGACTTTTTCCTTTCTCAGACGAATTCTCCGGATTCGATGTTGACGGATGAAACTAAAAGACGTGCTTTCTCGTCTATGGGTACAGACATTAAAATTCCGGTGATTGATTATGACGGTACTGTCACAGTTGCAAACGAACGCACATGCGTCATTGCGGACGCTGAGAACACCTCTAAACTGATGGCTGTTGTATGGAAAACATACGCTTTCGGTTTTACGATGGTTCCGACTATGTTTAACAACAACGAAATCGACTATCAGAAAGATTTTGAAAAGAAAATGCTTAAGTTTTCTCGTAAATTCTTAGACCAAGTTGATAAGGACGCTATCGCAGCATTGGAAGCAGCTAAAACGCAGAAGTTCGGCAACCTGCTTTACTACACTCAGACAGCGAATGACGTACAGGTTAACTACATGCAGCGTAACGATATTTTAGGTGACTTGCACCCGATGTTCCGTTCTATGGACTATTCCGGTCAACTTCATATTGTCGGTGACACTGGCGTAGACGCTATTGTCCGTAAACTGGAACAGCACGGAATATACAACGATGTTAACAAGCAACTGGAATATGCAAATAAGATTTTCCACTTTACAAACAATATGGTTTTGGAAAGTGAAAACTTCGCTCAGTTCTACGCCATTGAAAGCGGTAACGTTGGTATGTTGACCCGTGTTGACCGCGAGGCCCTCAGACGAGCAACCTCTAAAGCAGGTCACGAATGGGACGTTATCAACTTCCCGTTTGCAGGTTTCCAAGTTGGTACACATTACTACGAGTCGGTAGGTGACCAGTCCGCTATCGCAGGCGCAGCAACTGCTGACATGAAATGTAATATCAAAGAGCACTACGGTTTCTCCGTTGATATTGCTTTCGTCGTAGCTTACAACTCTGCACCGGACACTGTTTCTAACCCGATTATGAAGGTTGAAATTAAGAAGGACGGTTCTCAGTTCGGAGGTACACCCGTTTATATCACTAATGCCGATCAAATCGGTGGCGGGGCTGCTACAGGTGAAATATCTGTTAACCTTACTAAAATTGGAGGAAGTAAGGTTGAAGAATCGGCTTTAAAGGTAGATTTGGATAAGGTTAAGGGTGCTGCAGTTTCATCTACTGGTGGTGTAGTTGATGTAAAGGTTAACTCTCAAGCATCAAATCTTAATGTAGAGGTTAAAAACGCAGATAGCGCACCAGTTCCAACGAAAACAGTTGAGGGATAGTAGTTATATAGTAAATTAAAGTTTAATTAAAAGGGAGGGGAAGCAAAATCCCTTCCCTTTTTTAATTTGAAGCAACATGTATAGAATAAAAGACATAAAAGATAGCTTAAAAAACGTAGTAGGTTGGAGGCAGTCATACGATTTAGACAATAAGATAGACACCGAACTAACAACGTCCGAAAGCGGTATTTCCTATCAAGACGTTCACCCTCTTGTGACGCTTGAAAACATATCATCTATAATGCCGTTAGACTACTATAAGAAGTATCCGGAATACAGCGATACAGAGACTTATGCGGTCGGTGACAAGGTGAGGTTTAACAGTGATCCTCTATTGTCAAAACCTTCGGTGTGGATAGCCACAAACGGAACAACCGGAGAGCAGCCCTCAGAGGGAGGTCAAAACTGGGAGAGATATAACCCTTTGTCCGATTACCTTAGAGAGTTAAACGAAAAAGCAATAACGGCTACTATCACTAAGTTTATCACAGAAAAGACGATAGCGGGGGAAACAAAGACGCTGTTAGAGCGTAGGCCACTTTTTGACGGTTCGGGCTACTACACTAATCAAATTGACTCTACAAAGAGCATGGTAGGATATGAAATATTTCCAGTTCGGGCGATGGGTGTTACTACGAAGATCGACAGAATCGGGTTGCAGTTTACGAAGCCGGTGAAAGTTAAGATGTATCTTTTTCATAGCTCACAGCCTCAGCCTATATATACATTCGACTTGAATTATACTGGTAATGGGTCTTATCAATGGTTCGATGTACCGGACGCATTTTTACCTTATATTTCTGAGGCAACGTCACCTGGCGGCACATGGTATCTGTGCTACGATCAAGAACAATTGCCGTACGATGTATTTGCAATCAACATGGCAAAAGACTTTAGCGCGGAGCCATGCGGAACTTGCAACGTTGGCAGCGTACAGGCATGGAGAGAGCTAACAAAGTATATTCAAATATCACCGTTCCGGAATGACACAAAGCAGGGGGATAATCTGTTTGATATTCAATCAAGCGTTTATACACCTGCAACATGCTACGGAATGAATGTGCAGTTTACGGTAGCTTGTGACATAACTGACTTCATCATAAGCGAAAGACTTGTATTTGCGAACGCTCTTTCTTTGCAGATGGCTGCTTATATCCTCCGTGAACTTGCTTTGAATCCGAACGTCCGGCAGAATGCTAATCAATTGAACATTGATAGAGAATCAATCTTATACGAGGTTGACGGTGTATCACAGGGTCGTGCGCAGGGTATCGGACATCAGTTGAACCAAGCAATGAAAGCGTTAAGCGTAGATACTAAAGGTATGGATAGAATATGCTTGACTTGTCGGAACGGTGGTATCAGATTTAAATCGACATGATAACAAACTTATTAGATAGAGTTAAGAAAGTGAAAGAAGCTTTAGACTCAGGACGAATAGCAAAGGAAATTGTGCGGGATAACGATAACATTCTTATCGACATGAACGCACAAGATCAGCTATTCGCCAAAGGGGTAAACAGGCTGGGGGTCCGGATAGACGAATATAGACCGTACAGCCCTTTCACTATAAAGGTTAAGATAGAGAAGCGGCAACCGTATGACCGGGTAACTCTAAAGGACACAGGGGAGTTTTACAACTCTTTTTACGTTGAAACGGCTGAGGACAGATTCTATATTAAAGCCTCAGACGAAAAAACGGACTGGTTAATCAAAAAATACGGTGCCGAGATATTTGGTTTAACTAATGAATCGCTTGCCGAATTTATTAACGATTATGTGAAAGATGAAGCAGCAAAAAAAGTTAAGGAGATACTAAATGAAAGATAGAGCTATTTTAAAGCCGAATGCGGTACTTTTCGATGAAGTGATAGGAAATGTACAGTTTAGCCTTGTAAAGTCGCTACAATGGCTAAATTATGCGTTTGGAAGCGCATATAAGTTAGTGGAGCGAACGGAGAAAGGAAAGTTCATCACTCCGTCCGTTTATTACAAGGATAAAGACTATTTGAGGTTAGAGCCAAATGATAAGTACGGCAACACCTGCTTTTTCTATATTCATGACTCGCAGGACTACGAGGGGAATGGGGACTTTGGTTTCGGTGATCTGAAGGGTGAGGTGAGTATTATATTCTGGTTCGACACCCGTACAATTCCCGGTGCAGAGGGGTACAATGTTGAGTTCGTCAAACAACGCATATTGCGAGCGTTAACGCATGAACTTGAAATACCGTACGGAGGTTTGGGAGTTAAGCGGATATTCAACGACGCGAAGAATGTATATGACGGTTTCAGTATAGATAAGACCGACAATCAATTCTACGTCTATCCTTATGCGTGCCTACGTTTTGTATGTGATATGATTGCACCGGAGGCATGTTATCCATAATACGACAAGGGGAGTATACATATATGTATATATCCCCTTTTTGTGTTAAATAAGTGTTAAACATTAAAGTTTCGCTTTGTGTTTTAAAAGTTATGCTTATATTTGCAATGTCAAAAGGAAACAAAGTAATAACAATTAAATAACAAGGACATGAAAAGATATTTTGTAAACGGTAAAGAGATTAGCGAGAAAGAAGCAAAAGAAATTGAAGCTAACAATAAAAAGTACATGGAAAGCAACGATTTTAATCTTTGGGCTAAATGTGAATTTATAACAGTTATAGAAAAATAGTAGTAAACAGGGTGGCAGAAATGCCACCTATAAAATAACAATTAAAAAACAGCAATTATGGAAATTATTTCATTCAAAAGAGGCGAAAACGAAGGAGCACTTTTTATTCATGGAGAGAAAAAGTACAGTGCATGTACAGCGGTGGAAAGTAGCAAGTTTTTCAAAACTCTAAAAGGAGCTATATCCTGGCTAAATAGTAGAGGTTACAAAGAGGCTTAAAAGTAGTATTAACAAGTGGGGGTAATACCCCGCGTTTAAAATAAAAATAAAATGAACGAATTAATCAAAGTTGGCGAACGTACGCAGGAGAAAATAACATCTTTGGAGTTATTGAAACAAATCAACCTCTTTAGAGGACAGGAGGGCAATAGGGCTCAATTAAAACACAGTGATTTATTAAAGGTTATTCGTGATGAATTTGAGGAGGAAATGGGTATGGGAAAAATTTCCTATACCCCCTACAAACACCCTCAGAATGGACAAGAATATCATATGTTTGAGTTGACTCTATCACAAGCAAAGCAGGTTTTAGTACGTGAAAGTAAGTTTGTCCGTAAAGCAGTTATTTCTTATATTGAAAAATTGGAAAACGCTCTAATGGACAATCAACCTAAATTGCCTCAAACGTACAAAGAGGCTTTAAAGGAACTACTCGTACAGGTAGAGGAAAACGAACGGTTACAGATTGAGAACAAAGATATGAAGCCCAAAGCCGAATACTTTGATGAAATAGTAGACCGGAACGGACTAACCAATTTCAGAGATACAGCAAAGCTGTTAGGCGTGTCTGAAAAAGCACTTATCTTTCTTTTGATTGATAAGAAGTACATATACCGAGATCAGAAAGGAAAGTTGAAGCCAATTGCCAAGTATGTTGGAGACTATTTGGAGTTGAAAGAATGGGCGAAAGGTGAAAAGACAGGGACTCAAACACTGGTAACTGCAAAAGGTAGAGATCACTTTTTAAAATTAATTAATAACGTAAAATTGTAATAACATGGAAAAGAAAGTAAGTAGCACAGGGATGTATGAAACAACGTATTCAGATGATGTATTCGTAGGTAAATCATCCACGCCTACAAAGACAGGTTTGACAGACCAAACGAAAGTAGCTCTTTTGGAGTATCTGACAGAGAGTGACGATTTTCACAAACTGGTATGCGATATAACCGGAACTGAAAGAAAGCAGGTGAAAGTCTCCCAGGAACTTGAAAAGCTGAAAGAGGACTATTCGTATGTATGTGATAGATATAAGAAGGAACAACAGAAAAGCAATTATTTGCTTAACAAATGGAGGAAAGAAGCGGCAAGGAGATTGGAAGCTGAAAAAGAAAGAGATAATGCGGAAAGACATCATAAGTTTATAGTTGATGAAATTTTCTCAATGCTGAAAGAAGTTGAATGTAGCTCTGTGAGAGGTATTGTAGATGAATTGAAGTCTGAGAGAGCAAACGGAAAATTGTTGGCGGAGGAAAACGAGATGTGCAGACGGGAGAATGACAAACTAAAGCTAAACTATGAAAAGACAAACAAAGAACTTGAAGCGCAGAAAGATTTAGTTAAAAAGTATGTGGCTAAATCTGAGAAAATGCGTAGATTATCTATATCAGGCAAAGGTACGTTTGTTCCGGAAAAAGGAGAAATATTTTTAGCGGAAGTACCAAATAAGGGGATAGATCGAAAAGTGAAAGCACTGGTATCGAAAGATAGGGAAGCATGTGAGAAGTGCTGTTTTTATGGTGGTGAATTAGGCTTTTTGTGTTGGGGAGTACGTTGCATAACAATAGACGATGAAACACAACTAACATTTAGGATGGTATCAGATGGGAAAATTTAAAAGCGTAAAACTGTATGACACCTTCACAATAGATCATCCGGTGACAGGGGAAACAATCAGAGTGCAAGCAATGGAAGGTAACAATGTAATATCATGCAGGGAATGCCTATTCCGGCAAAAGGAGTTTAAAAAGATATGCCCGCTTATGCGATGTGTCGATATGGCTACGGGAAAGTGTCAAACCTATAAACAAGTAAAGTTATGAAAAGATTAGATTTATCATGCCTGCCATTAGATTTAGAGGTCGGTGAAACAATGGAGTTGATAGATACAGACGGTGAGTGTCAGCTATTGAAGTGTGTCCCGTCAAATGAATGTTCGTGCGGAGAATGTTTTTTCCTTAAATCAAATGCTCCGTTTAAATGTAATAGAGTGTTGTGTTTATTAGAGGAAAGAGGAGAGGAAAGAGAAGATGTGATATACGTAGAATTAACTTAAATCAATGGTTACTTTTGGTAAGTATAGTACTTACTTTTAGTAACTATTAAAGAGAAAGTTTAAAAATTAAAGTTTTAATTTAAAAGTGTTGACTTATGAAAGAAGAAGTTATTTTAATGCTCTCAGAGCTACGTTCTCAAATCAACGACACAATTATGCGTGTCAAGAAAGAAAGTCCCGCAGAAGGTAAGGAAATGGTGTCTATGTTGATGTCTTGTGACTTTGTTGATGTGTACGACATATTAGGTGAGGAAACATCACGTTTTTTAGAGTATATGGAAAGTTGTGGTTTCATCAGAACGGAAATGAAAAAGATTAATGTTAATAGAAACCGTTCTTATGTTCAGAGTGAAAGGGTGTCTATTCACGAATGGGTTAAGTTTGTGCCGGGCGATGGGTGTTTATGTCACCCTGCATTGATTGCTTTGTATAGGAACTATACAGAAAATAGCTAACCATGAATGATTAAGTAAGGAATAGGAGGTTAACGCCTCCTTTTCTTGTTTATATACATTTGCTTTTTATCACGCCTCGGAGAGTTTTAGACTAATGTTTTAATTATCAATTGATTTTGTTTTTCGCTATTTATTCATACATTTGTACAAAACTAATATGTTATAATATGGAAAAGGTAAATTTACTATTAAATTGTGCGCTTTTGGTGGCGTTTATGGCGGCTTTTGTCGTCGGTTTATTGCGAAAGTGGGGAGTGATCGAAAGATTGCAGGTATTCGGTGATATGTGGGTGAAAAAGATATTCCCTGCATATAATCGTAGCTTCATGTATCAGTTGGCAGACTGCAACTTCTGCCTGTCGTTTTGGGCTTCGTCTGTGTTATCTATGATGTTCGCTATTTCATTCGGTGAGCCGTTATTCCTTGCTACACCGTTGTTCGCTGCACCTGTTTGTAGAATCTTAATTTAATTAGTATGAAGTATAATAGCGTATTACCACCGTTTGAAACGGTTGATATTATCAAGTATAATGGTGTAGAGTCTTTGCAGAGTTTTACCGATGCGGTCGCTATCCTTTCGGAGTCTGAAAACATGGGAACGTATGAAGTTAACGGAAGACTTATGCAGTGCTATAAGGGTGATTATCTGATTAAGGAGGCAAAAGGGCACATCTATTGCCTCGATGCTGATGCTGTATCGATTCTATTTGAGAAAGGAGGTGAGGAATGAAAGTAGGACAGCATGAAGTTGAGTTGTACGAAGGGATAGACTCACTACCTATTGCGAGGTATCAAAAGTTCAATCGCTTAATGTTAGTAGATTCCGGAGTAGGCTCTACTATTGAGGAATTGGATACCCATCTGCAAAGAGCGATTCTGTATTGCCGATCTAATCCGGAACATACGTACACCGAACTGCTAAACCTCAGGCAGTCGTTTCACATGGCAACGAACGGCATCCATCCCGGAATGATTGCCTTCGGTGCGTTCGTCAAGTCATTGGATGGGAAAGAGTATCCCGTACACATAACGGACGAGCAATTGCGGGAAATACACACCATTCTATCAGATGTAACCGTTTCGGAGCTATCAGAGGCAAACGAGGCGGTCAAAAAAAAAATAGAGGGTGAGATGTCGATGTACTTCCCTTCGATGGGTGACAGCCCTCAGATTAAAGAGTACTACGATCTGAAATTGCAACTACTAACCGCAATGTTAGATCAAACAGCGAACGGGACGGATAGAGGCGAGGAAATTCAGTCATTGACCGATCAACTGACGGTATACTATCCGCCTCGCTGCTTTCAAGGCGAGAAATCGGTAGAGATACAGTCAGATAAGGAGTTTACGGAGATGTGTTTACTTATCACAAAGGAAATGCACGTAAATGCGAAGGACATGACTGTTTTTGATTTCTACTCAGCGTTCGAGATGATTAAAAGACAAAGTAAAAAAGCTAAAAAGTAAAGAGTATGGCAAACGATGTTAAAGGAATAAAATATAGCGATCTGATACAGCCGGATAACAGCATATCGGAGGCGGTTAAGCAGTTGGAGCAACTGCAAAAGCTGTATGAAACAATGTTAAAGCGTATCGAGGAAGGTGCGAAAGGTCTTCAAAAGCCACTCAGTGAGGGAGGCGGTGCGACTGAGGAAGGACGCAAAAAGATAGATGCCTACGAAAAACAGGTTCGTTCACTGGCACGTGCCGAAGTTGATTTAAAGTTGGCTATGACAGATACCGCTAAGGAGATAGCCGTATTGAAGCAGCAGCAGACAGATCAAACACGGCTTAATAAACTGCAAGCTAAGTTAAATAATTCAATGGCTGGTAGCTACAATGCCCTGTCCGCACAATACGAGCTAAACAAGATTAAGATGAACAATCTTTCTCAGTCGTATTTGGAGAATACAGAAGCAGGCAAGCGACTTGTTAAACAAACAGCTGAGATATACGCAGCGATGGATAAGTACCAAAAGAGCACCGGAAAACATACTCTCAGCGTGGGTAATTACAAGCAAGCGTTTGACGGTTTAGGTTTCTCAGTGTCACAGGTTGCACGGGAATTGCCATCACTCGCCATCAGTGCAAATACCTTCTTCCTCGCTATCTCGAATAATATCCCGATGGTGATAGACGAGATACAAAAACTGAGGGCTGCAAATGAAGCGGCTGCAAAAGCGGGTGAGGCCCAAGTAAGCATAACCGGGAAACTTATTAAGTCTATGTTTTCGTTTAACACGGTTATGGTACTTGTGCTTACTGCATTCTCTCTGTGGGGTAAGGATATAACCAACTGGATAGGCAGTCTATTCACCGGAAAGAAAAGGGTGGAGGACCTGACAAGCAGCCTTAAACACATGGCAGACGCTATGCAAAATGCACGCTTAGAGACAGCGAAAGAGACTTTAAAACTCAACTTGCTGTACAAAACAGCTACAAACAACGCTAAATCTACAAGCGAAAGGACGAAAGCAGTTAAGGCATTGAAAAAGGAATATCCCGAATACTTTAAAAACCTAAGCGATGAAGAAATAAAGTTAGGGAAAGCGTCTAAAGCATACAAAGAGGCAACTAAGGCTATTACAGAGAATGCAAAAGCACGTGCCGCACTGGATAAGATTACAGAGTTGCAAAAGGAGTTTATAGATACAGATCAAAAGAGGATCGGTCTATTGACGAAGCAAGTACAGGCGCAGGGCGAACTCGCAAAAGCGGAGCAATACACCGCAAAGGTATCGTCTACCATAACAGCAACGTCTACACAGGCAGCGAGTCAATATTATGCAGCGACAGCGAGCAATGTTAATAAACTCAAAGATAATATTAAGGAGTACGGAGATGAAGCGGAGAAACTTGCTAAGAGGCAGAATATCTTAACCAAGTCAATGGAGAATCTTACTAAACTCGTTAGCGTTGATTCGGTGACCGGAAAGGATACTACTAAGGACAGCAAGAAAAAGGAGTTCGATCTACTAAAAGCCTACGAGGAAAGCAGAGTAGCTCTGATTACAGACGCACGAAAGAAAGAAGAAGCGGAGATAAGAGAGGCAGCGAGGGCGGAACTCTCTAAACTTCAAAAGGACACAACGGAAAAGCAAAGAGCTACGCAACAATATGCGGATACCGTTTATAACATAGAGGCAAAACTGCGTAGGGACTTGGAAAAGTTGCGTGAAAGATGGGAATTGGAAGATTTACAGAAAGCGCATGACTTTATGAACGAACGTCTGAGGGCTGTGCGTGCAGGAACTGGGGAAGAACTGTTATTGCAAACTTACTTACTTGAAAACGAACGGAAACAAGATGAACTACGTATCAAACAGTCAACGGATACCGAGGATGTGAAAAACGAACGTCTATTGATATTGCAGCGTGCCTATCAACTTGCTTCTGCAAAGCTGAGAGATGATTTCGAGAAAGATCAAGATCAGCGTATAATATCAAGTTCTGTGTTCCGGCTGCAGCAAGAACAGCAAGCGAGCGAAGCCGAATTTTACATTGTGCAGAGATCAGCTAAAGAGCAGGAAGTTTTCCGGTTGAATGCAGAGCGGAAGAAGTGGGAACAAATATTAGAGCTAACACGATTGTACGGATCCCAGATTACGGGATACGAGATTAAAACGGTTGAGGACACTATCAAAGGTATAGACAATGCGATTAAACAAAATACGTCCGGTTGGGACAGTGAGCAGGGTGTATTTGGCAACCTGTTTGATCTGATGTTTGGAGGTGCGTTCGGTGACAAGGGCGAGAAGTCCGGCAAAGAGCGTTCAGAGGGATTTAAGCAGTCCATTTTAGACGCTTCGGAGTACGCAATAGAGAATCTTAAGAGCGTAGCACAGGCAAGGGTTGAAGCAGCTGAGAAAGCTGTACAAGCTGCCGAAAAGGAAGTATCAGCCCGTCAAAAAGTTTTGGATGCTGAGATACAAGCGAGGGCAAACGGATATGCCAACAACGTAGCTACAGCACAAAAAGAACTGGACTTTGCCCGAAAGCAGCAAGAAAAGGCTCTGAGGGATAAGAAGAAAGCACAGAAGCAGCAAGAACGAATAGATACGCTTATGCAGGCAAGTTCTTTGGTGGCTGCGACCGCTAACCTATGGAAAGATTTAGGACTTGGTGCTATCCCTGCAATCGCTATTATGTGGGGGTCTTTTGCTTTCGCTAAGATCAAAGCCTATCAGTTATCTAAAGCCTCAGATCAGACGGAGGAATACGGCAACGGTACGGTTGAAATGATCGACTACGGAGGTTCACATGCTTCGGGCAATGACGTTGATTTAGGCACAACGAAGGACGGCAAGCGCAGACGGGTAGAAAAGGGTGAGTATTTTGCAGTAATCAACAAACGTTCATCACAACGCTATCGTAGATTAGTGCCTGACTTGATTAATTCACTGAATAAAGGTACTTTTGAACAGAAATACCTAAACGCCTATTCCGGTGCTGATGAAGTCACGAATATCATGCAGGGAGGCAACGTAGATTTGTCTAATGTAGAACGTGATTTGAAATCAATCAAGGAGAGTGCCGGACACAAGTTTATAACGGGAGCGGACGGTACAATCATTGAGGTGAAAGGTAATGTTAAACGTATAATCAAAACGAAATGAATGTAAAGGACTTAAGGTTTAAAATCGGGGGTGTGGAAGTGCACCCCCTATACACCGAATTAAAGAGAAAGTTCGGCAAAGAGAATCAACAGGAGTTTTTCAGAGAAACAATCGAAGGTAGCCTCACTTTCATCGGTGCGGACTATTTGTTAATAAAGAATAAGAGCATTGAGGATGTTATCTACATGACTATCGAACAAAAGAACAAAGGACAGACGGATGCGCAATACACTGTAATCTATGAAGCGTATTTCAGTAAGACAGATTGTGAGATAGATAACGATAATCGGAGTTGCAAGGTTAAGTTATCACCTAAAGACGCTTATTCCGGCATAATGAAGAACATTAATAATAAGTATGACTTAATCAGACTTGCACCTGCCTTGACTCAGATAGGCGTGTATAAGCGTCCGCTTGTGCAGGTCTATATTGCAGGTGCTGGAACAATATCCAACTATCTTGCAGGGACTCAATATGAAACTGATGTGTATAACGTAGTTACAGACAATGACGAGCTGATCAATAAGCATCACTTTGCTTTCTTTGCTGCATATAACGAGGTAGAAGTTAAGGCAGTCCCACATCAATCTTTTAACGGTAAGTACTACGGAAAGAACGGTATATACACTAAGTTGGATGGGAACTACTCAATTAAATGGAATTATAGCGAGGGTCTTAATATCGGTTATCTATCACTTGAAAATAGGGACGGTGTAATACTGTACAGATCGCAAAAGATAACATGGAAGGATAAGAACTATTTCTACATAGACGTCTCTGAAATTACGTTTGAAAGGGTAGTAAACGAGCCTACATTCCCTCAGTCATTCGGGGGGAATACCGTATTGCTTCAAAAGGTATTTCAACGGTTGCTGTTAGACCTTCCGGAGTTTGATGGTAAACCAACAGGGAGGTTATCGTCAGAAGATGTTTACCCGACAAATAGTAATTACCTGTATGCTGCACCGCTTGTGGGAAACTATTTCTATACGTCTACAAAGGTGCAGGAAGTCCCCACCGAATATGGCGTAAACGATGAAGGAAAATACTTTGTTGATAACTTTCTCCCTTCCGTTGTGGGTGCAGGTAAACTGTATCCGGTGTGTCGGTCAAGGTGGGGGAATATGTCTATTTGGTTTGAGTATGATCTATCCTATAACGCCCTTGAACAACGTGCGAGAAAGAAGTATGTGTTAAGACACTCTTTTTCGATAAGTGACGCAATAAAGACGCTACTCACACAGGTTGACCCAACGTTGCACCACGAAGCCACGGAGGAATATTCACGCTTCTTATACGGTATGTCTAATCCGTTGACTGGCGCTCCTTTCAAGGTCTTTATCACTCCGAAAAGTAACATTCTAAAGGGTGAATACGATCAGCCCGCCAAGAAGGCGGAAACGACACTAAGCGACATATTTAAGATGTTGCGTGATACCATGAAACTATATTGGTTTATTGACGGTGACAAACTGAGAATTGAACACATATCTTACTTCATGTCTGGGGGCTCTTATACTGGTACTGGTACGGTCGGCATAGACTTAACTAAGTTGAGGTATGCAAAGAGTGGGCAACTATTCACGTTTAAGACCAACACGCTTAAGTATGATAAAACAGACCTGCCGTCACGCTTTGAGTTTTCATGGATGGACGATACGACTAATACCTTTGCCGGATTCCCCATTGACGTTAAATCAAACTATGTGCAGGAAGGGAAGAAAGAGGATATTCGAGTAGCTAACTTTTCGTCAGATGTTGACTACATGCTGCTATCACCGGGCGACTTTTCTTCAGATGGTTTTGCGTTGTTAGGTGCAGTTCAAAAGTCCGGCAAATGGGAACTGCCGTTTGTTACGGTGCCGCTGACGGATAAGTCGGGTAACGACTACACCGTAACGCCTCAAAATGGCTATATGTCGTTCTTGCATCTCGTGAAGTATTACATGTACGATATGCCAGCCGCAAACATTGAGCACGAAGGAGATAAAACGGTGACTGTACAACGGCTGAGGCGAAGTATGACACAAGACTTATCTTTCACCTACGACACAACGCCCGATCCGATCAAGCTAATGACTACCGATGTCGGAAACGGGAAGCCTCTAACCATGACTGAGGACTTGACTACCCGTGAAATAACCGTTTCACTCACATATACCCCCTCTTAATAGGGGGTATTTTTGTATATTTGCCCAATAATCAAATTCTTATAAACATGAATACATTCAACAACTTTAGCCCTTTAGCTTTCAGAGAGAAAAGCATGAAGGCTACGTATAAAAAATGGTACGCCTATGGTAAGGAGTTCGCTTTGCCGTTTAGTACAACCGAATTGCCACCGTTTCAGTTTACAGTTACCAACCTTCCATCATTTGACCCTACTACGGTAGAGGTGTTTCTTGTGAATGAAGCTACCGGAGTGAGAACAGGAACGGGTATCAAAATAAAAGTTGACTCTATGAATGGGCATGGCTCCGTTTTGTATGTGTCACCCGGAAGCAATGTATATGCTAAATCAATAGAGCCAGGTGTATATCGTGCTGAGTTCGCTATACCCGAAGGTGAAACATACGTATCTACACCCATTTGCGTGACTGATGGCATTGAAACTAATACCAACTTCGTGAAATTGGAATACTGGAATGACGAAAAGTTGGCTTATCCTAATGGCTTCGTTACAACTGGTACGGATAATGATTTCAAGTTTCAGATGTATATCCCGACTACCTTCTTTAAACCTAAATACGAGTTTGAAGAAGAAATAACAAAGAGAGCAGGTTATAAGTTTCTTGAGCTGCAAACTTGCAACAAAGTGTTCGGCTTCAACTTCCTCGCACCGGAATACATTTGCGATGCGCTTCGTTTAGTGCGTCTGTCAGACTATATCCGTTTCACCCATGACGGGGAGTATTACAACGCTCTGAACTTCGAGTACAATCCGGACTGGCAGGATAACGGATACTTGGCTGCTATCGAATGCCAATTTGAAACAGACACAATCATACAAAAACTCCCTTCTTTCAATCGGAGAGATAGAGAGTCTTTTTATAATGCCCTACTGGCGGATATTGAAACTCCAATTCTGTTTAGTCCGGACACAGTAGGGCTGTATTACCGTGAATTTAAACAGGGAGAGCCGACAATCAAAGGTAAGTTAATCCGGGAACTATCACCTATTGACTTGATAGACGAAAACACCACCATCGCCGTTGATATGGGTGCGGGTGAGGCACGCAAATTTAACCTTTACCGCATGTTAGAGGGATACATCTCGAAGAATCACGAAGATGTAACGGAGTTCCTTTTGTCCCTACGTGGAGGTGTTAATATAGGTACACCGAATACAAGCGGTGAGTATCCTGCAAGCGTAGACAGGGACGGGAACGCTAAGTTAAAGGACATACAGGGGAATGATGCAACGTTGAACAAGGTCACAGGAAAAGACGCTACGTTTAAAACTGTGGAAACTGGCTTTTTAACTGTTAACAAGACTTCCGCAACAATTGACGGAATGGGTAATGCCAATGTAAACGATTTAACTGCAAGGGGTGACTCTATGTTGCGCAGTGACGTATATACAGGGTCGAAAAATGGCAGTCATACCGGAAAGATAACGAAAGAAGGACAGTTGCAGTACCTTTCAGCTATTATTTACGAGTTCCTTACGTCTGAAACGTTTGTTCCCGGCTTCTTGGGTGAGGGCTTTAAAATATGGTTGGAAAACGGTAACTGGAATATCGAATGCGATAACCTAACCGTCCGTCAAACTATGAACATCTTTGAGTTGCTTATTCAAAAGATACGTAGCGTCAATGGTGCTATTGTCGTATCTCAGTCAAACGGTAAGGTTACAGCCGTTGAGGACACCGGAACGCAGTACAAAATCACGTTCGGAGAGGAATTTCCCACCTTTCAAGAAGGTGACTTGATACGCTGCCAGTCATGGAGTAAGAACAACCTTAAATTCTATTGGGTAGAGGTAAAGACAGCCGCAGACGGTTATATTCTTTGCGATAAGTCTGAGTTTAACAACGTTGTTCCGGCTGTTGGCGATGAAGTTGTTCAGATGGGTAACACGAAGAATGCCGAAAGACAGGCTTTGATCTATATTACAGCGCAGGAAAGCGGCAAACCGTACATTGAGATTCTGAACGGTGTCAAGACGAAGAGTCTGACCGGGACAGACCGCACCCGTCTTGGCGATTTGTCTAACATTGTAGACCCCGATTTCACAGGTGAAGCGGCTGTGAAAGGGACCGGTTTCTATTCTACGAATGCTTTCTTGAAAGGTATCTTTGTATTGCGCAACGGAAAGCGTGTAGAGGACGAAATTAAGATCGCAAAGGACGCAGCCGATCAAGCGGCACAGGACGCAGCGAACGCAGCACAATCGGCACAGGAAGCCAAAGACAGACTTAACAAATGGGCTGATGATGGCTTTATTTCACCGACTGAGAAACCTGCATTGATTGACGAAGGGAAGCGCATTCAAGCGGAATATCTGCAAATAAAAGCGAATGCGGATAAATACGGTGTTCTTGTAACTGAATATACAGAGGCGTATAACAACTATCTGAATGAACTCCGATACCACTCAGCAGCGACACCGGAGGATATTGCAGTCCGTCCAGAGTTGGCACAGAGTCAAACGGCTTACTACGACAAACGCAACGGAGCGTTGAATGCAATTGCTACGACTTCAAAGGACTATGTAGATAACGCCGACAAACAGCTAAAGGAATACTTAGATACTGAAATAACAGCTATCCCTGGTAAGATTGAACTCGCTGTACGTAGTCTGAAGGTGTCTACTGGTAACTTATTGAAAGAGTCTAATAGAGTTCAAGAGCAATTAAACTATCAGTTCGGTTGGTATTCTTATAATGTTTTCCCTATATTAGGAAAAGATTATACACTTACATTATGCTACACACTTGGAGCAAACAATACCGAAATACAAGTATATTCTGATAACGGATATAATTATATACAAAGATTTAATACTAAAGGAAATGCGGTCATTGAATCAAAAAAAGTAACCTTTACTGCTTTCAATGATAGAAATGGAATGCGTTTTTATCAACAACCAAATGGCACATATGGTTCTAAAGTACACTGGGCGGTTTTAAGCGAGGGAAACGTAGGTACTACAAACTGGTTGCCATCTACCAATGAGGGATTAGTAGGCGGTCAAAACCTTGTATTAAATTCCGGAATGTGTATCAGTGCTTACACATTATTTCCTATGTCTAAATCGTATTACGAACTGAGAGGGAAAACCGTTTGTATTTCATTTGATTATGAATATAGTAATCTCGTATTAGGTAGCAATAACCGTTTTGGACTTGAAACGGAAGTACCAACGGGAGGCGGAACGGCTTATTTCGGTACGTGGATTTATTTAGATTCAACTTCCCCCGTATCGGGAAGAGGTAGAAAAACATATGTTTATAACCTTAGAGGTGATATTGAAGACAGCGGATTGAAACACATTCAAGCACATGTACAGGTTGGTGCGGGGACTGTTGTTAAAATGTGTAATTTTCAAGTAGAGATAGGATATACGCCAACTGAATGGAAGCCAGCACCGGAAGATACGTTAAACGATTCCATTAAATATACCGATACTCAGATTTTAGCTATTGACGGGAAAATTGAACTATCCGTTAAAACTAAGGTAGAAAATTTGGGAATAGGTGCTAACAACTTGTTTAGCTATACAAGTTCACCACTGAATCAATTATATCCGGAATCTCCAATGCATTCGATTGATAGAAAAACGGATATACACGGATTTTATTTAGTCGGCAGACAAGATAGAGGGGGTGCAGTGAGAATACCAAATGTTATACCTGCTATTCCGGGTAAGTACACTGTATCCGGCTGGATAAAGGGAACACAAAGTACAGCAGTAGGTTTCTATATAGACATTTGTGATTCAGGTGGATTTAGAGTTAATTCTAATACCTCTAATACATGGAGTTATTTTAAGCACACGGTTAATGTGACTACAAACACGGAAGCAGCGCATTCTACGTATAACTTCGTAGATTTGAAAGATGTTTCTTGGGCTTATATTTGGGTGAAAGATTTCAAGGTAGAGTTTGGCGAAGTCGCAACCGCATGGAGTCCAAACGAGGCAGATTCGGTGTATTTCTCAAAAGAATATACAACGTCACAAATAGACATTGTTGAAGGTAAGATAACATCCACCGTTGAACAGATTAATTCAGTTGACGGTAAAGTAACCGGACTTGCTTCACGGGTAACTCAGACTGAAAGTAGTATTAATTCTGTTGTTGGTGATATTAACACATTGAATAATACTACCGAAAGGAAGGTAATAAAACGAATAGACTTAACAGGGTGGGATAACAATAAATTCTATCCGTTAGTTATCGGCCTTTACGTGAATGGTAAGAACAAAGTAGCGATAAATCGTCCTTTAGATAGTAATTACGGTACTCCTTCATACGGTCTGCATGCGGGTGGTTTTTCTATGAACTTAACGTTTGAAATGTCCGGTTCTGGCTGGGGGTCTTCCCCTGTGGTTGTAAATATATTTGATTATTATAGAGCATGGGCTACCGGTGCAAAAATCGTGGTAGATTTAAGTCAGCTTAATTACTCTTCTGAATGTGTTATGGGTATTCGAGGTGGGTCTAAGTATGATGTAATTATATATGATGTGACAGACGCGAACGACATCAATGTGTATAACGCTGACTATACCTCTCAATACGGTCAAGTGTTTCCCGTTCGAACTGATGGTACGGAACCAGTGCGCACATACGGCTATTACACGGAGATTAAACAAGAACGTGACAGAATAACCGCAACTGCTGCAAAGGTAGACGATCAAGGCAACAGATTGAGTGCTGCTGAATTAACGCTTAGTTCCGATCATGCGAAGTTGGGTGTAGTTGAACAAACGGCAAATACAGCCAATACAACGGCAACAAGTGCTAATAATAAAGCGGACGCAACGAATAACGGACTTGTCGAAACCGGGATAAACATCACCTCCCGCAAGATCGTTTTGAAGTCAGACAACGTTCTCTTTCAAAACAATGCAGGTCAACAGACAGCCGCCATCAACGCAAACGGTCGGTTGACTGCCAACGTGATTGAGGCTGGTGAGGTCGTTGCGAACGGCTTTGCAGCGCAGAGAATAACAACGGGGAACTTGACGGTGACGGATGGTGCGGTTATTGCGGGAATGACTATTTCGAACGGTGTGTTGCGAGGCAGTAATGTGGAACTAACCAACGGAGCGAAGATCGGTAGTTTTATAATATCGAACGGTATATTTTCGGCGCAAGGAGTTCCGGCAGGTATGCAAATGTCACTGGGTAGCAACCTTTCAACTTTCGACAGTAGCGGAGTTAAGATAGACCACAATTCCGGTGGTTATGCCTTAACCACGAACGGAAACGGAAGGGTGTATTTGAAGGGGTCTGCATTTTGGGCTGAGTGTAAAGATTATGAATTTATAGGCGCTACAAGTTGGAAAGCACCGGGAGTATTTTATGCTGCAACTATTTTAAGTAATGGCAATATCGGTAGAACGTGGGGGAATCCCGACTTTCATATAACAAGGGTAGATCATACGGCAACTGGAACATATACTATTCATATGTCTGGGAATATTGGGGGCGTATTTCCTACACTTACTTGTTATGATCTGACTAAATGGGCTTATCCGGCTATTTCCTTATTAAGTGAAAATAGTATATCATATAAAACAGTAGATATTTCTCGAAAACTTGTTGATTGCGGAATTTGTATCCATTTTTGCGGTATGGTATAACATTAATTTTAACGGTAAGTTGGTTTTATCCTTCTTACCGTTTACCTTTGTAGCAAATAATTTATTCATTCACAATTAAATATCAATTTTTATGGCAACAAAAGAAGCTATTTTTAGTTTGGAGAGTGTTAAGTACTCGAAAGAAACACAGATTTTGGATTATAGTTTTGAAACGGCAAACGGGCTGTTTGAGGGTCAGATTACAATCGTACAGCGACCGGATCAGGCTAAGCAGATTACTCACTGTACGGCTGAGGTGTCTGTTAAGGAGATGGTGCAAGTCCCTGGAACGGATAACACGCCTACCATGCAGGAACAATACGTCAAGCTGGGCACTTTGTCGATGTCGCAGGCACGTTTTGAACTTAATCAATTCCCTGTACACGAAAAGACACCCGCTTTGTTGGGAGATTTTCAGAACTACATTTTTGCACTAACTAAACAATCAGAATGATGTCACAGGAACAAATTAGGCTGCTGATGGTATCCACATGCAGTCCTATTCTTGCATTTTTGACACCTACGTCCGGATTCTTAACGGCACTTGTGTTTATGTTTGTCTTTAACATAATTTGCGGTATGCGTGCGGACGGTGTAAGCGTGTCAATCAAAGGTGCTCAGAGATTCACTATCTTTAAATTCATATCGGCTTTACAGGAGTTTTTGCTTTATATGATGATTATAGTAGTGATATTCTCAGCGGTAACTAAGATGGGAGATAAAGACGCTGCTATCATGTGCGCAAAGACAATCACGTATGTGTTTATGTACGTCTACTTATGCAACGGTTTCCGTAACTTGTGCATAACATACCCGAACAACAAAGGTTTCAAACTGATCTATCACATCATTAGATTTGAGTTTAAGAGGCTGATGGGTGAACATGCGTCAAAGATAATCGAAGAGCAGGAAGAGAAAGAGAAACAAGTAATTCACAAGGGGGTATAATGCCCCCTTTAAACATTTAGATTATGAAGTATTTTACGATTAAAGAACTAACAAAGTCCTCTACGGCTGAGGCTAAGGGGATAGATAACACCCCAACACAGGAGGTTGAGCGTAATTTAACGGCTTTGGTTGAAAACGTATTAGACCCCTTGAGAGAGATTTACGGTAAACCTATAACTGTCAATTCGGGCTATCGGTGTCCGGAGCTAAACAGGGCTGTCGGAGGCGTATCTAACAGCCACCATGTTAAGGGATATGCTGCTGATATTACAGCGGGTAGTCCGGAAGAAAACGAACGGTTGTTTAATATCATTCGGCACAACTTTAAATTCACTCAGAATTTAGATGAAAAAGGTTTCCGATGGGTACATGTGTCTTACATTCCATCTGATTTGCGTTGTGAGTCACTTCATTTAAAATAAAACAGTATGAAAGCTAAAATAACAGCCATAGTAGCCTTTTCTTTCCTTTGCCTACTAATTGTATGCCTTATTAGGTATAACGCGAAACTGAGGGAAGAAAACGGCATTCTGAACAGGAATGTAAGTGTACTTACTACTCAGAATGTAGCATACCGAACGGAGTCCGGCAAATCAGCAATGAAAACGGAGGAATTGAACCTCACATTGCGCCAGTATCGGAATACATTGCAGGGGAAAGACAGCACTATAAAGGACTTGAAACAAAGTATCAAAGACCTAAAGAGTCACACAAGCATTCAAACGTCAACGGAGAGCACATTTTCCGGCTCGCTACGTGATAGTATTATAATTCGTGATAGTTTGGTTACTGACACATTGAAATGCTTGAATTTCGCCTCAAAATGGGTCGATGTCAGAGGGTGTATAGATCCGCCCGATGTATTTGCGGGCAAAGTAACCGTCCGGGATAGCTTAGAACTGCTTAACATAGAGCACCGGAAACGTTTCTTATGGTGGAGATTAAAGAAGGTGAAGTATAGGGAGTTTATCATAACCAGTAAGAATCCAGATACGCAAATACTTGATTTAAAGGTGACTACAATAATTAAATAGTTAACGTTGGTTAAAGCTATTGCAGGTATAAAAATAATGCCTACATTTGCACTCAGAGAATTACAAATAAATAAATTATTAATCATTTCTTTATTGGTAAGTCTTTATGTAGAAGCAAACGTATCATTAACAAAGCGTTGTTAATAATTGCAATCATGGTTAATATTAAGTGATTATTCCCTACTGGTTTGTGAAAATAGGTAGGTTTTTAAAAAGAAAATTTCTATTCATTGATATATAATATAGGTTAATTAGTTAGGTAATTGTTGTTTATTTGATTTTTTATCATTTTTCATTTTTCCCCGTTGCTTGTGAAAGTAGCGGGGTTTTTTATTGTCTTATCTCAGACGGGTAAACGTTAAATTAGTGTTAAAGATTAAAGTTTTGCTTTGTAATTTAAAGTTTTGATTTATATTTGCAGTGTCGAAAGAAACAAAGTAGTAACATTAAAGCATACGATTATGAAAATTAAAACATGGTATTTTAGAGAATCTTTTGCTAATTATACCTATTCGGTTAGAGCAAAAACAATTAGAGGTGCATTGACTCAGATTAAGAAAAAACAGCGTGAATGCGCTGAAAAGTTCGGGCATACGGTATTTTGGACTATCTTTGAAAACGAAATGGTCGACTCAAATATACGCTGCATATTGGTAACGTATGTGTTTTCAAATGGAGATATTAAACAAGATGTATTATAATTAAAAATTAGAGCTATGACAATCGAACAAATTGAAAAAGGGAAAAGTATTTTGAAAATGCTTAATATTTGGAAAGCAAGGTATGCACAATATCAGAATAGGAGTCTTTCACGTGTTTCTATGTATAGAAAAGGTTGTGAGGAAGTTTATTTTGATGGAACGGGAAACGATTTATCTATCCGATTCTTCAATGAAGTTGAATTGAAATACGGTGAGTTGTGTGAAAAACAAATAGAGTCGTTAACTAAACAACTTGAAGCATTATGAAATTTATTAAGAAGCAAAGTGATAAGATACTGATAACCACAAGGGACGAAGCGTTTGGTGTGTACGTCCGCAATCACCCAGTTATAAGTAGGCTTATAAGGGAGATCGGGATAGAAATTATACAGCAAGCGTACTACGGCAATCATGTAGCCCGAATACCGATAGGGACAGATGATAAGGACGTTTTAAATTCAGTCTATCAAGTGTTGGAGAATGACGGGTATAAATATTCCTTCGATACGGTAACAAAGGTTTTAACAGTGGATATATTATAAACAGTAATTTTAAAGTTATGAATAACATTATTAAAGTTGGCGCAACTATAAACGCAAGTGAGTATATGACTTCAAGAGAGATTGCGACAATTACAGGCAAACCGCATAATGATGTATTAAAAGCTATACGGGCAATGGAGCCGGCTTGGTATAAAATTACTGAGG